CACTTATCGAGACACTTTGGTTTGATCATACATGATACTCCCACATAAATGACCTGTCACCATACTCATCTGCTTTCTTCCATCTGTCACCTTCAGCATCCACTACCTCATCATCCTCAAGTCCATCAAGCACAAAACCAAATGGTGCCATGTCCTGTTCTATTGCGTTCTTCTGCTCTTCGTATATACGTTTTCTTACATCCTGATCTGTCATCTCTTTGAAGTAGTCCTGTGCTACTAACCATGAGAATATGACAAGACACATGGCAAGGTCATCATTACAACCTTCCTCTGCCTCAAACGATTGTTTCTTCTGTATGAACGTAGTCAATTCAGATATGATATTATAATCACAGAATATAAGTTTGTCCTCCTCTATCAGTGTTTTCAGGTTAGAGCAACCTACTTTTTTTGTAGTGGTGCTCATCTTGACACCTAGTTGTGTCTTGACACCAGAGAATCCTGATCCCACTATCTGACCTGCTCTACCACGCATGGCAACCATGAGTAAGTTCTCATACTCTAGGTCATAGAATAGTATAGATGCAACCTGATCGCCAATATCATTCACCTCACACAGGACATATGCATTGTTGTATGCTGTCGCTACATCATGAATGATAGACGGGAACAACATGGGTTTGACCTCATTGTCTCTGTAAGTAGCAACTATCTTGTATGGAAACTCTGTGATGTCTGCAACTATGAAGGCACTGTAATCTTTTGATATGCCTCTTGCCACGTCCACAGTCACGATATAATCACGTTTCTCAAATGGTCTCTCGTATACAGAGAGTTTACCGTTCTGTTCTATAGGTTGTTCATACACCAGTGACTTCAGTTTTGACGCTGCTATCAGAGTGTCTACAGATCCTAGAAACTCACACTCGAACTCAATCGCAAACTGTTGCTTGCTTGTGTTCTTTATTGTCTGTTCTTTCCACTTAGCATTTCTACCTGGCACCTCAGACCAGTGTACCTCAGTTGCAACATACTCATTCTGCCCACGTTCAGCGTCATGCCACATACGATAGAAATGATTCATACCATGTGGAGTGGATACTATTATAACCTTCGTAGATTTACCAGAAGATATAGTAGGATACACAGACGCAAAGAAATCATCTGCAAGATGGTTCTGCACGAATGCAAACTCATCAAGGAAGATGATGTTGAATGACATACCTCGAACTGCTGATGCAGAGGTAGATGCTGCTATTATTTTTGATCCGTTTTCGAGTTCCATAGAACCCTTATTCCATGCAACGATTCCTTGCTGCATCCACCTCGGCAGGTTTTCGTACGCCAGTTGTAGTCGTCCGAGCAGATCTCTAGCAGTCGCTGCTTTATTAGCGAGAATTCCGATGTTGACATTATCGTTGAAGATAGCGTAATGGAGAAGATATGATACCACTGTTGTAGACTTACCAGTCTGTCGAGGCATCTTACAGATATTAAACCTATTCTTATGAAAATTCTTTAGTAGTTTCTTTTGAAACTTGTACATGTTAAAACTAACGAGACCCTCATCAACGTTCACAATTTTTATATGCTTCTCAGTGAAGTATACTGGGTCTGCTTTACACTTGAGAAATTCTTTTACATGTTCCTCAGTGAATTCTTGTTGTGTATTTGCTTTCTTTAGATTCGGATTACCAAGATAAATGTCACTCATAAAATCATAATTTGTTTAGATAGTCCTTGAATGTAATTTTAGATTCTTTGCTGAATGATGATGTACCAAATGCACTACTACCTGAACCTATAGCTTTTGCAGTTCCCTTGACAACTTTACCAGCAACTTTTGCAGTTCCCTTGGCAACTTTACCTGTGGTTTGCAAACCTTGTTTGACTGCCTCTTTCTTTTTATTAGTTACTTTATCTATCGCCTTGAGTTTTCTTTCACCCCTTTTTGTCCTGTCATCACTTGTTCCGTCAGGTTTGACACCAGACATGTCAGGTCTATTCTTTTTATCCTGTTGTATCTTTTTGTACTTTGCTTGATCAGAGCGATACCTATCCATATCGACCTTACCAGTCTCAGGATTTTTATAACTTCTGATGTTAGGACGTTTGAATCTGAGGTTTTTTGCCACTGGTTTGGATACCTTTGCTGCACCCTTTGCTGTTTTAGCAACAATCGCTGCACCTTTTGCAACCACAGGAGCTACTTCTTTTACGTTTTCCATGTGTTTATTTATTCTTGCCCATTTGCTTCAACATCTTCTGTAGATCAGAAGTGCTACCTACAAACATAGCATTGTTAGTTACAGATTTAGGACCTTTATCTTCATCTAAATCTTTCATTTTCTTTTGCAAATCAACTAATTTATCTGTTGTGTCTGCAACGTGCTTGATCAACTGACCTGCTACTTCATATGCTCTGGGATGTTGTGAGTCTTGACATACATCGAGTATACCATTGACTGCCTCTTGTCCCTTCTCTACGAGATTGTATAATTGAGCACGACTATATTCATAATCCTTTGTAGGATCATCTTGATCACTAGACTTTTTACTTAGTTTCTTTTTTTCACGTACTATCTCAGACTTCACATCTAGTGCTTTATCAATAGCATCATAAGAGTTTGACATTTTGTTCCAAATAATGACGGGCAAATATTCGGAGTATTCGGTGTATTTTTAATTATTTAGATATCGCCACCTTGTACAGTGCTATATTCTAATCCGTCAGAGTCAAAGAATGATCTACTTTCTGTGAAACCAAACTCATCTCCAACCTCTATGAGTGCACTATCTTGAGCATCAACTTGACTTATAGTGGTACCTGCATAGTGCTCTGTTATCTTACTGCCAAACTGTCCTCTTTGTACCAAGAGATTAGTTCCATTGATTTCTCTGATTCTGAATACCTCTGAGTTGATTTGTATATATGTGTTTGTAGATAGTGATGCAGCAGATGACACAGAAATCAGTGTCTGCTTAGTTGTTATCTCTGATGTGATAGTAGTTGTAGTATCACTGTTATAGTCTTTGACTGCCTGTGGTACAACTGTATATCTCTGTGCTCTTGGTGCTCTGATAGCAGTAGAGTAATCGACTTGTACCTTCTTGATAATTCCAGACTCGTCTGTTGGTATTTCTGAATAGAAATATGTTTTTGCTATGAAATCTAGATCATATAGTATAAATCTTCTTGTTGAAAAATCACCTTCATACTCATCAACGAAAGATACATTTGCCAAAGTAAATGGTACATCTCTTTTCTCTTCAACATTCTCTAACATATTTACAGTGACATTGAATGATGGTTGGAAGTGGGGTAGTATTTGCTCTATGATTTGTAAAGCATCATCTTGTTGCTTAGTTGCAAAACTGAGTCTGAATCCTATCTCGTAAGGCACAGGGAGAAATATTTTTTTGTGCTTAGTTTTATCTGACCCCTTCCCTGTAAACTTTGTTATAGGTGATGACTTACGACTTGGATCATAGGCATATGATGTTATTTCAAATGACAATCTTGGTAAGTTTATAGCAACATTATCATCAAAGTTTGCTTGTTGTTCAATCCTTGCAAGAAATCTTTGCATAGGACCGTAGGCAATAGGCACTTTGATTTGACTAATCGCCTTTCCATCATTTGCATATTTCTTTATCTTTATATTGTTGAACAATGTGCCGAAAGCGATTACTGTCTTTCTAATTGTCTCATTGTAAAAATAACTTCCTAACATTACACTTCACCAAATGGGTTTTTCTCTGTAAAATCTAAAATGCTTGTGGTCGATAAGGTTTCTATCTCATCTCCCGTATTGTAAGCATCATCGTCATCATAATTTATACTATCTAGTGCATACTGAGCAGTACCGAATCCAACATTGTTTATGTTTTCACCAACTGCAAAGTTACCAGAGAGATTTCTAGCAAATAAAGTATTAGTGGTTGTATCCCACTTAGTTACAAACGCTGTGGTAAGAGAAGACTCACCAGTTATAATTTGACCATACTGGAATGTACCACTACCAAATGTATTTGCAGCACCAACTGTGATGGTAGGTGCAGAGGCATAACTATGACCTGCATTCAGTATATCAATGTGTGTGACTCTGTTAGTCGTTGTGTTGATACGTGCTGTAAGTACACCAACTTCTCCACCTGCAGCAGGGTTGCTGACAGTTACTAATGGAGGAGTAAAGTAACCTGCACCACTATTAGTTAGAGTGATACCTGTAATTACACCACTTGTACCAAGACCTGCAACTGCACTTGCACCTATACCTTTACCATCTTCAGGAATGAATTGTATATTCGGTATCTGTGTATAACCTGCACCAGGATTCGTTATACGTATATCAGATACTCTCAATGATGTATTGAGTCTTGATCCTGAGGTAGATGTAATTGCAACTGCAGTCGCTTGAGTTCCACTGTCAGGTGGTTCAATGACTATGGTGGGTGCATTAGTATAACCTGCACCACCACTTATCAAATCAATCTTGTATATACCACCATTACCTATAGTTGCTGTCGCTGTTGCTCTTGTTCCCTTGTCACCTAGTTTCATTGTGACATTGTAACCCTCATCTTCAAAGTCATCATCAATAGCAGTGACACCAGTATCAATGACCTCATCCTCAAACTCGAAGGGTTCACAGGTAAGTTCATATGTATATCTCTCACGTAACTGATAAAAATTCTCTATATCATTTACATACTTGATCTCAAATATAATATCCCTTAGTGGGAAATACATGAGATCACCCTCATTAGGTCTTGACTGTGATAGTAGAGGTGCAATACCCTGATCATATCTCTCAATAGATATGACTATCTTCATCTCTGCTGTTGACCTTACACCAAACTTTGTAAGTAAATTATATCCAGAATCGAATCCTTCATATGATGATATGTAACCTTCAAGTGGGAAAGATTTTTCAAACTTAGAACTCGTGATCTCTCTCATCACTTCCTTCTGATTTACCAAAGTACGAGGCATGTATATGAACTCTATACCATGCATTTGAATCTGCTCTTTGGCAAGATCTTTTAGCAGGTTTTGCTCACCTTTGCTACCCTGTAAAAAGAATGGATTTAGTGCCATTATCCAATGAAGTCAAGTGGTGGTAATTCGTATTCTGTGCTCATCTTACCTTCAAGTTCCTGTATCTCTGCATTACCATCATCATATATCGCTCTACCATTCAACTCTACACCACCTGGTAATTTGACTCCTTGAAACTTGATAAGATTCTGACCCCATTGCTTCTTCAATTTTGCTGTAAAATACCTTTTGACCCATCTATCATTGTATACCTTTGTGTACGCTTCAGGATCTAATACTCTATAACATTCTATGATAAGATAATCATCTTCCTTCATACTACTGTAATCGGAGTCAATATATAATCTGTTTTGTCTTCTGTTGAATCTTATCTGTTTGTCAGGATGTAATATAAAATCTATGTCTTCAAGATATCTCTTTGTCTGTGTATAACTCAACAGTTCCATCGAACTGAAATAGTATATCTCGTTCAAAAATAATTGATATGTTATGTTGAACATATTTGATGCTATGGCACGACTGTCAACCTTCCATACTTTCTCTATGCCTATGACTGCATCTGGTATTTGAATAAAGTTTTGTGTTTCATCAAAATTGAAAGTAGTGGTGCCTATACCTGTTATGTTTACGCTTGAACTGGTAGTGGTTGTGATACCTAGCGATGTCTCACGACCTTCTGCACTGGTTGCTTGTATTGTATCTGTAAAATCTTTTGTAATTTTATGTTTGAGATACATCTTCTCAACACCATCATAGTGTCGATCTTGATAGAGAGTTATAGTATCATCTAAAGCATCTTCTACTTGCTCATCTGCAACGTTGATCTCAAGCACAGGAGCACCAAGTTGCCTTTTACCGTAATCTATTAGGTCTTGTCTAGAATTGATTGCCATGTTCTTATTTAGGATCGTCTAATAACAATATCTACGTGGTCACCTGCGTCGAGACCTGCACCATCAGTAAGTGCAACAGATGGACTTCCTATTGTGAAGTCTTCTGTCTGGTTGAGGATTAGACCATTATGAAATACCTGCATGTTAGATGCAGAGATATCAGTATTAGTTGGGGTAAAGTTTGTTTGACCCTGAGTGGCAGTAAATTGATCTTCAGCATTATCACATGTAATCTCAACATGATCACCTGCTTCACATGCTGTTGTCAGTGACACTGGTGCTGAAACACCATAGTCTGCACCGTTTCTTAGTTTGACTCCGTTGACATATACCTTAAAGTTTTTCTGTGCAGATAATGATCCAGATAGTGCAAACAAAGTTTGACCTGCTGTAGCAGTGAAAAATTCCTCATCAAATGTATGTCCAAAATATACAACACACCTTACCTCATCATTTAGATTTAGACCAGTATCAAAGGTTATGGTACTATTACTTGATGATACAAAATCTCTTGTTGATGCACCTGCACCACCTGGTCTCATCTTCAGACCATTCAGGAACACCTGATGACTAAATGTGTCAGTGCCATCATTGTGAGGATGTGGTGTGGTGAATACAGTTTGACCTGCTGTAGCTGTTGTCACACCTGCAGAGATTGTTGTTGCAGCACCTGTGGCACCACCACCGCCACCTGACAGAGTTTTGAACGAGAGACTTCCTGATCCATCCGTAACCAGAGCTTGATCTTCCGTCCCGTCGGATGACGGGAATCTGAACCCTGCTATGGTAGATATACCAGTTGAATTTATATTTCCATGGAATGATGTTGATGTTAGAACACCAACAAACTTTGCATGATTGAATGATGCGACATCTGAAACACTCAGATCACCATTGAGGTCTGTATCTCCGTCTACACGTAAACTTTGTGATAGTAAGTTTTCAGTTGATATCCCAACTTCTCTTACAGTTGTTCCGACACCCACACCGTTGACACCTGCAGCAATGAAGACTTTACCGTCTGCGGTGTTGATTGCAAATTCCCCTAAGTCCAGTGTATTAGGGTAATGTGGTACCTTTCCAGCGACACTAGATCGCTTTATCTTTATCTTTGGAGCTGGCATAGTATAGCTTGTTTGGTATATACCTGAAGTGACTGTATATACAGTCCAGATTATTTATGTTATAATTAGATAAAGGTACTGATTATGATGAACAAGACGCTTGTCGTGCTCACGGGACCTCAAGGTTCGGGCAACCACCTTTGGTCTAAAATTTTCTCACTTCACCAAGACGTTTTTGGTTGGAAGAGTCTTCTCGATAACTATTGGGAAGCTCACCGTTTTTCAGAGCCCTTTGCTGAGTATTGGAAGGATCCGTCCACTCTGCATAAATTTGACTGGTCGCAGAGTCAATATTTTTTTACTTCTATAAGTATCCCACTTGGCATACAAAGTAAAGGGACGAAATGGTGTCCAAACGTCGAGCAGTTTTGCTCCAATGCACAGGACTTGGGTGTAAATACCAAAGTCATAGTCATAGGTAGGGATCAAAACATACTTCATAATCAACAAACCAGAATACGAGAAGAATCTACCACAAGACATTTCTTAGACCAACTACCTAAATTCAGTAATCCAACATTCCTTAGTTATGAATTGTTATATTTGTACAAATCAGAATATTTGAAGTCACTAGACATAGGAATACCGATAGCATGGTATGATGAAAGAGTAAATGAAATATTAGAACAGGATGCGAATGCAAAGTATATTGGGTATGTCAAAGAAAATCCATTAGACGATGGTAATAAGACTGGAATTCCTTTTC